AAAGATACAGCTTCGGCTGGTCTGACTGGCGTGGAATATTTGGCTCTCCAGGAGCTTAATCAATTTAAGTGGGGGAATTATTCCCCCACTTAACCTAGTATTAACTAGTTATACAGACTGGCTAGGCAGACGATATAGAGACTGTATGACAATAGGTCTATATGACCGAGGAGAAAATTATGGCTAATACAAGTTTTGTGGGTCCGGTAAGATCCAAAAACAACTATAAGTTATATAGTACTACTGCTTCAACAGGTGTTGAGCACGATAGAACTATGGGCGATCCTGCAAAAGATGCAAGACGCTATTACTTAGAAGAATGGTTCTTACAAAGACCAGGACTTAATGCAATCAATATTATTGATCCAGATGCTGACAGTGCTTCTGCACTAGCGATTACGCAAGCAGCTAACAAAAATTTTGAGACATTAGGTACTAACATGACAACTGCTTTGACTACTTTTTCAGCTACACACGGTGGTATTTTAATGACTACTGCTGGCGCTGACCAAGATCAAGCAATTCTTTTACCTCACTTGGACACTAACCAAACAGTTTGGAGTGGAACTAAATGGGGAACTGAAAATTCAGTAGAATGGGAATGTTCAATTTCCTTACCTGCAATTGATAACCAAAAAGTTTGGGGTGGTTTAAAGTTAACTAATGATCAATTAGTTGCAACTGATAACAACCAAATCTTTTTTAAGTTTCAAACAGACGCTACTAACAGTGAAGCATTCACTACTTTTGCTAACTGGCACGTGGTACATAGCATTGGGGGTACTGATTATATCAGTAGACTTCCAATTGCAGTTGCAGCGGACACACCTTATCACTTGAAAATTGCTATTGATAGTGATAGAAAAGCTACTGTTTTTGTTAATGGTGTACAGTATAATCTTACTAGTACAGCAGGAAGCACAGGTGGCACTGCAGTAACAGCAGTACAACCAGGTGTTGCAGCAGCTAAAACAGCGGCTTTAACTGATGATACGGATTTTATTCCATACATTGGTATTGAAGCAGGTGCGGCAGCAGCTGAAGCGCTAAACGTTCACTACCAATCAATTAGTAGAAACGTTTTTGAATAAAAAACTTTAATGGAGCGGGGGTGAAAGCCCCCTCTCTCCAACAGGAGGACAAATGGCAGACGCAGTAACAAGTCAAACATTAGCAGACGGTGATAAGATCGCTGTTATAAAACTTACAAATATATCAGATGGAACTGGAGAAGCTTCGGTAAAAAAAGTTGATGTATCAGCTTTAGCAGCTAATTCAGCAGGAGCAGCATGTGCTCATGCAACAATTAATCAAATTTGGTATGATATAGGTGGTATGCGCGTAGCTCTAGAATGGAATGCAACTTCAAACGTTGTTGCAGCAGTTTTAGGTGGAAGTGCAGCAGCAGGTAATGTTTCAGGGTATATGGATTTTAGATCATTCGGTGGTATTAAAAATACATTAGCATCTGGATACGATGGTGATATTGACTTAACAACTCATGGTCATACAGCACACGACCACTACACTATTGTACTAGAAGTATCTAAAAATTATTAAGGGTTAAATGGCTTATTCAGGCACACAAACCTTTAACTTATCAATAGAGGAAATAATTCAAGAAGCGCATGAGCGTTGTCAATTACAAGTTGGCGAAGGCTATGATTTAAAAACAGCTAAGCGTTCTTTAAATTTGATGTTAACGGAATGGGCTAATCGTGGATTAAATTTATGGACCATAGAGTATGCAACGCAGACTCTAACAGCTGGTACTAATTATTATTCTATTGATCAAAAGGTAGTGGATATAGTAGACGCAGTGGTTACAACTACTACTGGTGCTACATCTAATTTAGAAGGTGACAGCAACACAACAGATGTTGCTATGAATAGAATTTCTAGAACTGAATATTTAAATTTATCTAAAAAGGAAAATAAATCAACAGGTGATGGAAGACCTGTGCAATTTTCTTTAATTCCAGGACAAGTTACTGTTGGAGGATCTTCCTCTAGTGGTAGACCAGAAAATGATATGACATTATTTTTATATCCTAGTCCAGATAAAGCTTACATATTTAAATATTTTTATATTGGAAGAATGCAAGATGCAGGCGATTATACAAATAATGCTGATGTGCCTTTTTATTTTCTTCCTTGTTTAACTGCAGGATTAGCTTATTATATAAGTTTAAAAAAAGCACCAATGTTAAGTGCAAACTTAAAAGCGGTGTACGATGAAGAATTTGAACGTGCTGCTGATAACGATCGTGAACGTATATCGTTTAAAACAAAACCAGCACAAGCATATATACCATAGGAGGGAATATGCCAGAATGTAAAATATGCGGTCATGAATGTCATTGTAGTAATGGTGGTTCATGCTGCGGAGGACAATGTGAATGTGCAGATTGTCAATGTAAAAAGGAGGAAAAATGAGTAATCCAAATTGGAATAAAGATTCTAACGCCGGAAGAAATTCTAAAGGTGGAGTAAAAGGAAATTGGAGTAATAGAGGAACTATCTCTATGCCTAATCCTACACCTAAAGAAAAAGAAAAAGCTGTTTCTATTGCTAAAGGTACTATTACAGGTACTGCGCAAGGAATGGGTGCAGCTACTAAAGGTGGTAAGTATAGTTGGGTTGGACCTAAAGACTCTAAATGGTAGGATAGATGGCTTACGCTAAAGGAAAATACGCAAAGTTTATTTCTGACCGTAGTGGTATGGAATATCCATACAATGAAATGGTTGTAGAGTGGAATGGATCACGTGTTCACAGAAGTGAATTTGAACCAAAAGCACCACAAGAACAACCACAGAAATATACACCAGATGCAGAACCATTACAATTTCCAAGACCTGCTAGAACAGAAAGTGTAGTTGCAACATTATTACCTATTAATGCTTTTAGATTTACAGCTAGTAGTTCAACAATAACAGTGTTTGAACCTGCTCATGGTAGATCTACTAGTGATACTGTAAGGTTTAGAGATGTCACTGGAAATTTATTTGGTGCAGCTGTATCTGAAATAGAAGATTCTAGTGGATATAGTATAACAAAAACAGATGATGATTTTTACACTTTTACGGTGTCAACAGCGCCAGGAATAACAGGAAATGGTGGCGGCGGATTTGCTTCTGCTGGACCAGCAACATTGAGTAACTAATGACAACATACGCAGAATTAACAACACAGATTTTAAATTATACTGAGACAAGTACAGATGTATTAACATCAACTATAACAGATGATTTTATTGAACACACTGAAAATAGAGTATTAAGAGAAGCTGATTTAGATGTTTTTAAATCTCATCAGTCTTCTACATTAACTGCTAGTAATCCTTTTGTATCTTTACCTGGTGGTTCATCACCAACTCCAACGTCTCTTTCTACAATTAGAACAGTTCACATCTGGCCTGCTTCTGGTACAGCAACAAGGACATTTTTAGAACAAAAAGATTTAAGTTACATGAATGAATATTGGCCTAATAGAGCAAGCACTAGTACACCAAAATACTGGTCTTGGTGGGATCATAACACAATTTATGTTGCACCAACACCGGATTCAGCGTATAACGTGGAATTAGGAATTACTAGATTACCAACAAGACTGTCTAGTAGTAATACAACCTCATGGTTAGGTGACAATGCACCAGCAGTGTTACTTTATGGATGTCTTGCCGAAGCCTTCAAATTCTTGAAGGGACCAGCTGAAATGCTGCAATTATACGAACAATCATATCAACGTGCTATTTCAGAATTGATAATAGAACAAACTGGAAGGCATAGAAGAGATGAATACATGCATGGGGAAATAAGAATTCCTATGCAACAAGAACAAAAATCCACAGGAGGATAGAACATGGCAATAACTCAAGCTGTTTGTACCAGTTTTAAACAAGAAATACTTGTTGAAGGACATGATTTCACAGCTACAACTGGTGACACTTTTAAAATTGCATTGTACACAAGTTCAGCTACACTAAGTGCTTCTACTACCGCTTATTCAAGTTCCAACGAAGTTTCTAACTCAGGAACATATACAGCAGGTGGAGGAAATCTAACAAGTGTAACACCAACTACTTCAGGAACAACTGCTATTTGTGATTTTGCTGACGCTTCTTTTACATCAGCGACAATTACAGCTCGTGGAGCATTAATTTATAACAGTAGTAATTCTAATAAAGCAGTAT